TGGCCGAGCATCTCCGGAATGGAATTTCCGAAAAGATAAAAGAACACGGCAAGCACAGGGAATACCACATAAAACGGATACTGGCATATCTGGTGCATCACACCACAGACATCTTCTTTTTCTGAATAGATTAAAGCTCCATTATCTGCTGAGAACGCAATACCTGATTCCTTTCCGAGTTCTTCAAATTTGATTGTTTCATTTTCGTACAGTCCCGGATACTGGTTCAGAAGTGCTTTCATGGCATCTGTCAGAATCTCATATCCAGTTGCATCTTTTCCGATAGGTTTATCTGCCATGTCTGCCACCTCCTGCCTGTGCTTTTACTTTGCGAATCCATGTACTGCCGTATTGTCGTTTAGCGGCATCAAACCATTCAGCTTGTGCCTGTGGGTGAGCCTGTTTGGTGTATTCAAGATTCTCCTTTGCGGCTGTCCGACCAGAAAACTGACTAACGAGAACTTTCTTTGCTCCACGTCTTGCGTAGGGACTTCCAGTTGCTTCATCAACCATTCCTTTCCCCTCGTACAGAAAACGTCCATAAGGAGCCGCCGCCGCGCATACTTTCCCAGTTCCTTGTAAGGATGTACTCTCAACTCTTGTTCGGTTGATAAAGTCCCCTGTAATCATCGGCATAAACGGAACCATACTGTCCATGACCATCTCGTCAAGGAGATACTGAGCTTCTTGATACTGTCTGGAGAATCTGTCCATATTAAGCTTGATTTTCATATCTCCATCGACTACGGAGAACCCTTTAAAATGATGAATCTTACTCATATCACTTACCCAGAATCTCAAAGTGTGGAATCAGTGTATACGGACCGCCCACACTGGTAATCTTAAACACGTTATCCTTGTTCTCATTCATGTATTGATAGAATCCGTTCCGATAATCACTGTCAGTTACCGTTCCACCAGTCCACTCGCCCTCCCAGAAGAACGACTCATCTGAGAATGTGATGGTGTCTTCCAGAGCGTTGTTAATCTGCTCTTTCCACTCTTTAGGCGGTACCCATGGGAGAATCTTACCGTCTTTATCAGTAATGGTTATATCGCTGTTCTGGACGGTATATCGAACGTGTAACTGTGCGTTGTCTGTTGCGTCTGGCCCGTACTTTTTAAGGATTGCCCCTTTGTCCGTAATGAGGTCAACACCAGATAGTACATGAGGATACCAGTACGCATCTCTTGTTGTCGGACTCTCATAATAATTGAAAATCGTCAAAGTTTTTTCGTACATGATACCCTCTCCTTAATTATTCTTTCTGCACTGTCTGCTTAATAATCTGATTCACACCGGTAGCCGACAGTCCATTAAACATACCGACTGCAACTGCCGTGATATAATCCGTTGCCGGGAAATCCGGGATAATTCCCATTCCGACCGCTCCGAGAATCCCGCCAATAACCGCCATGATCACTGGAATCCATTCATCAGAGATTCTTTTTGATGCTTTGCAACCCATTCCTACGATGTAGCAGATCATAACGATTGCTACGCATGAGCCTAATGTTGAAATGTCCATTATTTATTACCTCACATTAATTTAAGTTCATTGAATACTTTAAAAATTTTCGGTGACTGAATAGCAAACCAGTCAACCATTTCTTCGTTCGTAGCCCAACTTTCAGCTTTATTTGAACATGATTCAAGACCGGATTCAGCTAGGAACGCATGAATAATCTCATGTCTGACAACCTGTTTCTGATAGCTTTCAAGGTCTGCCTTGCTCCCAACCTGTCCACATGATGTTTTCATATCATCAACAACAATATCTTTTGTTGATGAATCTGTATATCCATCCATTTCTGCCAAGTTCGGATATTCTTTCTCGTTTCCGAACTTCACGCTCCATTCAGAGCCTAAGATATTAACCTTAAAATCCTGCATTTAAAATCGGTATCCCTTCATCCGTCCTTACTCCCATCAGAAGCGGTAACGCTGTCTTTAAGAGTAAGTCGTTCGTTTTCTGTATATCTCCGGCGGCGGCATATACCGCACTCCACTCTTTTGCGCTTGCTCCAATCTGCTGTGGTGTGGCGTAAGAAATGGATTCACTGCCAGAACTTACAGATGTTACAATGCCTGTTGTGCTACCACCGGACCCGATTGTGGTTGATGTACCACTAACGGCGGCATTGGCAGCATTCTTTTCAGCAAGCTCAATCTGATACATTAATTCAGCTAATGAACAGACTGCCTTTTTGATGCGCTTCTGAGAGCGTTCATTTGTCGGCAGTCCGTCCACCAACCTGTCAAACGTCATTGTATCCACAAATTCACTGGCTCTTTCTGCCAGTCGTGGAAAGTCGGCTTCTGGCACGACTGAGCCGAAGTATGAAGTTGTGTAAAATTCATAATCTGCATAAGCCATGCCAGTTACCTCCCACGATCATCATTTTGCTGTTACAGTCGCATGTCCGGCGCTCAGTGCTTTATAGGTACTGTCGCACTCAACCACTGTGATTACCTGTTCTGTTGTTGCTGTAATGTCGGATTCTCCATCCCATGCGCTCCAGTTCTTCACGTTCTGTCCATAGTCTACGGTAGTCTCAGAAGATGCGACTTTGTACTTGTACACATTTCCTGCGCTTGCTTTTGTCGGAGTGACAGTCACTTTTGTGTCTCCACTCTTACTTCCTGCCGCAGAATTTACAGTCAGAGTTCCAAGCGTCTGAGTTGTGTTGATAGTTCCTACGGCAATAGCATCAATGTACTCTGCAAAGAGGGTAAGTCCCATGATTGCGAATGCTTCGGATACTGCTGTGTGGTAATTGCCCTGTGTATGGAATCCGATCAGATTTGTTTCACCGGATACAGTATATACAAGACCCGCTCTTGCAAAATCAGATTCGTTCGGGTCAACATAGTACAGAACGATATTTTCAACAGGTGTAGCGATTACTGTTCCTCTCGGAATTTCACTGTCAGATAACAAGAAGATTGTGTTGAATCCCAGGAAGTCTTTCACATACTGGAAGCCGAACTGGTTCTGAATAGTGATATCAGCTGCGCCGATATACTCATACACATCCAGGATGTTCACGAATCCAACAACACCAGTCACATTTCTGTGCATCTGCTTAAATTTGTTTTCTACACGGCCCTTGGCCATTGCCAGAGCCATCTGGAAAGTAGTTTCCGTGAATGAGAGAGTACCTGTTTTCAGATAGTTATAAAATCTTTCAGTAACATTGGTCTGAAGCTGGAAAAGGAATTCATCATCAGTCATCTGAACAGCGTTCTCATAACCGTGATCCTTGATTGCTTCGATAGATACAGCCTTTGCGTATTTCTCAATACTCATTTCTGCATAAGGCTTTTCTTTTACAGTGAATTTGCTGTAAGGGATTTCCTCGCCCTCTTTAACATTTCCATCCTGTAATGTGCCTTCTGCATATTTTGATTTAAGAACCGCTCCGGGTGTCTTTTTGATTGGACGCATGATGCCAAGAATCTCGCGCAAGTGTTCCCAGTTTTTTTCGAATCTGGTGACGAAGTCAATCTCACGCGCCCTTACCTGAATATCATTTGTCATAATAAGATTAGCTTTTGCTGCCATATAAAAAATCCTTTCTACCCATAATTATTAAGGTATTGGGTTAGCGGCTATACTCTAGCGTATAGTCGGTGTAAAAATCACTGGAATAACTGGATGTTCTGGGCGATCGCCGCCTGCCTCTCAGACGGGTCTTTAATTGCTTCGATATCTTTCTTTGTCATGCTTCCCGGTGTCTGTTGCTGTCCAACATGAGTAGTAAACCTTGCCTGATTCTGCTGAGCCTGCTGCTGAGATTCATCCACGAAAGCGGATGCGTCAGACTGTTTCATCTGCTCAATCAGATCATTCAGCCCAAGGATTTTACCGTTTTTCAGTTTCAATCCGGCTTCTTTAATGTCTGCCATGACTGACTTCTTAGCTGCTTCGCTGGAAAACTTAACATCGTCGAGTGCCGCTTTCAGAGCGTCTGAGAAATCACGGTCGTAGATTTTTGCATTGAATTCTTTCTCTGCGTCCTCAGCTTTCTTCTTCCATCCAGCAAGCTCTGTCTGAATGTTCGCCGGGTCGATACCATCAAAACCTTTCAGGGTCTTTTCTGCTGTCTCTGCGCGTTCTTTCCAGTCGTCTCGTTCTCCCT